ATGGTACTCTATAACCCTCGGCCCCTAAGACAGGCTTCCCGAAAGGATAACAAAATGTCAGAAGAAAGAAAAGAAGACACACAGCTAAATAAAGATGAGGCAGAACTTGCAGAGTTAATAAAGGCTCGTGCAGATAAAGAAAAGGGTGAAGCTCCAGACCCTGAACTTAAAGAAGCAGAAGAGATCATGGCTGATCCTGAAGCATCTAAAGAAGATAAGAACTGGGCTAAGAGATACAGCGATACCAAGAGTGCCTGGTACAAAGAACGTAATAATAAAGATGAAGAACTTAAAAGATTACGTTCAGCTCTTGAAGAACAAAAGGCAAAGAGCCCTGAGAGTATGCCAACTAATGAGGCAGATCTTAAAGAATGGCAGAAGCAGTACCCTGAAGTAGCAGGAGCCATCAAAGCCATTGCCACTGATATCGCAAAAGGAATGCAGGGAGACCTGGAAGCTCAAGTTTCCAGCCTTGCAGAGAAAGATCAAAAGTCCACTGCAGCTCTTACTAAAGAGAAAGTGGTCCAAGCACACCCAGATTTTGATACACTCAATGGAGATAAGTCTTTCCATGAATGGGTTGAAATTCAAGATAGCTGGGTCGGTGATGTCCTTTACAAGGGACTGAACCCCAAGAGTATTATTCAAGCCATCAACCTCTACAAAATGGAGAACAATCTCCTAGAGACTGGCGAAGATAATAAACAGTCTAATAGAAAGACTGCTAAACAAGACGAAGCTGCTGCTGCCTCACTGGTAACAAAAGCTAAAGTCGAAACACCTCCGACTCCAAAAGGTAAACTTCTAGAGTCTGAGGTCCTTAACTGGACTGACGAAGAGTGGGCAGAGAATAAGCCCCTGTACGATAAGGCTAGACGTACTGGGAATCTTGTACTCAATGTAACTAACGCTGCTTAGAAACACACTCTTCACTTAACCATCCTTAGACTAAAGGCCCTCTTTTTAGCCAAAGAGATTTCCCTGGAATCCAAGACGTTAAGGTGAATGAAGTCCCTCAACCTAAACATAATGCTAAAACAAGGAAATAACTATGGCATATGCATCCGCTGCAGGGTATGGCAATTTACCTAATGGTAACTGGTCCCCTCAAATCTATGCGAAAATGGTACAAATTGCATTCCGCAAAGAGTCCATCGTTCGTGACATCACCAACTCTGATTACACTGGTGAAATATCTGAATTTGGTGATACTGTTAAAATCATCAAAGAACCTAACATCGAAGTTTCAGCCTACGTTCGTGGACAGACTGTCCGTGCACAAGACTTAGACGATGATGAAATCATCCTTATTATTGACAAGGCTAACAAGTTTGCTTTCCGTGTTAATGATATTGAGAAGAAACAGTCTCACATTAACTGGGAACAACAAGCTACTGATCAAGCAGCCTACCGTATGCGTGATGCATATGATAGTGAAATCTTGAGCTACATGGCTGGTTACCTAGGTACTGATGATGGCGAATTAGATCTTGCTGCTCACAAAATTGGTGCAGCTGGTGGCCCAGTTGAGATTACTACTGGTGGAACTGTAAGTTCTACTTTGTTTACTCCTCTAGGTATAATCAATCGTTTTGAGCGTTTGCTTTCACAGCAAAATGTTCCTGACGAAGGTCGTTGGTTTGCTGCTGATCCAGTTTTCTTTGAGAAGCTTGGTGACGAGGACAGCAAATTTGTCAATAACGACTTTGCTGATAAAGGCGTTCTAACTAATGGACGTGTTCATATTGGTAAGGTTCGTGGTTTTGATATGTATCGCACTAACAACCTGCCTACAGTCGGTAACGGTCCTGCTGGTAACGCTACAAGTGATCATGGTGTGATCATGGCTGGACATAGTTCTGCCTGTGCTACAGCTGAACAGTTAAACACTGTTGAAACACTACGGGATGGCGATGACTTTGCTGACCTAACTCGTGGTCTTCACTTATATGGTCGCAAGGTTCTTCGTTCTGAAGCTCTTGTCGGTGCATATTATCACTCAGCTTAGTAGGAAAGGAATTATACTATGGCTAATATCGATCTAAAACAAGGCGGTGCAACTGCTGGTCTTGGGATGGCTGCAACAGCCACACCAGGTATCGTATCTGTTAGAGTAACAGGTGCACAGGCTGCTGCTGCTAAGGGTTCTGCCCTTGCTGCTGCCGACATCATCTATGTAGCAGACATTCCTGCTCATACAATGGTTAGAGGAGTAACACTTGCAGTGAAAACTGCTGAGACTGGTACAACTCTTACTTTTGATCTTGGTGACGCTGGTTCTGCGGATGAATTTGTAGATGGTGCCGATGGTACTACTGCAGGTTATTACGTCCAGGGAACTAATGGTCTCTTTGATGTTGCAAAACTATATGCTGCTGCTGATGTTATTGACCTAACAGTCAAGACACTTGGTAGTGCAAATGATGACTGGGAAGTTGAGATCCTCTTTGAGGTGGCTGACTATACTGGTAATCCACGGGCTAAGTCTGCTAAAGACGTAGCTTAATACCACTAAGGTTTTGGAGGTTGTACCTTAAACAACCTCACCTCATTTTATAAAGGAGCCTTCAATGGGAACTACTTTCCTGGAACTAACCAACAGGGTAATTAGAAAGCTGAATCAGGTAGAACTGACTTCGGCTAATTTTAGTTCTGCTACAGGTTTCCAAGCACTAGCTAAGGACTTGGTTCAAGAAGCTATTGACGATATCAATCAGGCTGTAACTCAATGGCCTTTTAATCACAGCACTGGTACGATTACAACTACAGATGGCACTCAAACTTATGCTCTTGCATCTGACAATAAAGTTACAGACTGGAAAACTTTCTATCTTAATGAGAATGCCAGCCTTGAAGTATCTTCAAAACCTTTAGGGGTTGTAGAATACCTTGAGTGGCATAATCGTCTAAGGGCTAATGATCAACTAGCAACAGCTGGCTCAGTTAATATACCTGCTCAGATATATCGTACTCGTGATTTAAAGATTGGAGTAAGCCCTATTCCTGATAGAGCCTATACAATTACTTATGAGTATTGGAAAACCCCTACTCCCCTGGCTGCTGCTACAAGCACAACACTTATTCCAAGTGAGTATGACAGAGTTATAATAGCCTTTGCAATGCAGGGTGCCTATGACTTTAGGGAGAACTATGAGATGGCTGCTAAAGAATATCAGAAGTATAAGAAAAGTTTAGCAGACATGAAAAGAACTTTAGTTCCACAGGAAATTACCTATGCTTATGATACTAGAACTAGATCTAGAAGTCGTAGAGATGGTTGGTCTAAGTAATGGATAGATGGGAAACCCTTTCAGTTACCCCTGAGGGTGGCATGGTGGAAAACCTTTCTCCTCTAGTACAGGGAGCAAGCTTACCTGGATCTCTTGTAGATGCACGTAACTTTGAACCTTCTCCTATTGGTGGCTATCGTAGAATTAAAGGATATGAAAAGTTTGATACTGCTATTGTTCCTGGTACAGGTCAGGTTGATGCAGTCTTTATGTTTCAAAATAAATGCCTTGCACTCCGTGCTAAAAAGTGGTATGTCAGCACAGGATCTGGATGGGGCTCTGCCCTTATAACATTAACAAATACACCAGTGAGTGTTCAATCAACAAGGTATAACTGGAGTGGAACTGATAATATTATTATTGTGGATGGAGCTAATCCTCCTATACACTATGATGGATCAACTCTAACATCGATGATTGCTACAAACGCTGTTAATGGAACAACGATTCATTCCACTACAGCAGCTAATATTCTTGCAGCTACAGCAGTTCAAGAGTTTCATGAGCATATGTTCTTTTCAGTAGGACAAACAATTAGATTTTCTGCTCCTAATGAAGAAGCAACTGTTACTGGTGCTAGTGGTAGTGGTGAAATTAAAACTGGTAATAAAATAATAGGTATGGCCCCCTGGAGGGAACAACTATTTCTTTTTGCCTATGATCGCATTGGAACTATTGCTGGTCAGAATAGTACAAACTTTCAGTACCAGAATGTAACCCATAAGATTGGTACTATTAATCCCAGAACTATCCAGGAGATGGACGGGGATGTCTACTACTTATCCTTTGATGGCATTAGAACTATTGCAGGTACAGTTAAAAACCAAGACTTTGAACTGGGAAATGTTACTCGTAATATTCCAAGCACTGTTGAAAAGCTAGGCTTTAGAAACTCTAGTAAAGAAGTACATGCTACTTCTCTCAGAGATAAATCACAGTATAGATTATTTGTAGGTGATTCTACTAACGAAGACTCTGAGGGGGAGGGTCTACTCGGTGGAGTACGATTAAATAGTCAGGGTAATAAGAATTTAGAATGGTTTAAGATTAGAGGAATTAATGCTTCTTGTTCAGATAGCTCTCAGTTTACTACTACTGAGTATATAGTTCATGGTGGCTTTGATGGGTACGTCTATCGACAAGAAGAGAGTACAGGGTTTAACGGGGCAAACATAGATGCCTTCCTAAGATTCCCCTACTGGACTATCTCTGATCCTGAGATGCAAAAAACATTATACACTGGTAAGTTTTACTTACAGGCATCTAGTGTAATTGAACCATCTGTTGGTTATAACTTTGATTACAATGTACAGGGTGTCATCCAACCACCTGTTCAGTCTCTCGGTACAGGGGAATCAGGTTTTTTCTTTTATGGAGATCCTAATTCTGTTTATGACACTGCTACTTTTGGAGACTCATTTCCTGTAAATGCAGATGTAAACTTAGTAGGTTCAGGAAACAACGTGTCATTTTACTTTAGCAGTAATGACACAAGGACAGAATGGACTGTCCAATCTATCACTATTGAATACAGCACAGACGGAAGAAGAGGATAAAAGAATGGCAGTAGGTTATACAAGGCAATCTTCAGGGGATATTGCAACAGGTAATACCATTGAGGCAGCTCACTTAAACGATGAATATAATAAACTACAGGATGCTTTTCATGCAACATCAGGACACACCCACGATGGTACTACAGGTGGTGGTACTAAAATACCTATGGCTTCTGGGGTATCTGGTATCCTTCCTGTCGCCAATGGCGGTACTGCAGCTTCTAGTGCCTCTGCTGCAAGGACTGCTCTAGGTCTTGCTATTGGAAGTAACGTACAGGCATACAGCTCTGTGTTAGCTGGTACTACTGCATCCTTCCTCACAGCTCAAAACACAAAGGTTAACTTTCTTACTGTAACTCAGGCTGTTGATCTGGATACTATGGAAAGTAACATAGCTACTAATAATGCTAAGACAGGAATTACTTCTAGCCAGGCTTCAGCCATTACAGCTAACACAGCTAAAACTGGCATTACATCTGGTCAAGCTTCAGCCATTACAGCTAACACAGCTAAGGTAACTAATGCCACACATACAGGTGACGTGACAGGTGCCACTGCTCTTACAATAGGTGCTGGTAAAGTTGTTACTTCTATGATACTAGATGACAATGTAACTGCAGACAAACTAGCTAACTCAATTAACTCTGCTATAGCTGCTAATACTGCTAAAGAAACTAACGTAGTACAAACTACAATTACAGGGAATGCAGGTACAGCCACCACTCTACAGACAGCTAGAACTATTGCTGGTGTGTCATTTAATGGATCAGCTAACATATCTTTAAATAACAATGCTATAACTAATGGAGCAGGGTACCTTGCCTCAGTTAATAACAGTAACTGGAGTGGTACTGACTTAGCAGTTGCCAATGGTGGTACAGGTGCCAGTGATGCTGGAGCTGCTCGTACTGCTCTA